TCTAGTTCTTTATAACCAGATTGCAACTCCTTTGCTTTAGTTTGAGCATCGTTAATTTTATTTATTCTAAAGTCCTCGTTGATGGTTTGCGTACATGTAGGACAAACCGTATTCTTTGTAAAGAACTTATGTTCCTTAGTAATCGTTGCTACCTTATTAGATATTTTTCCTTTAAGATTTCCTAACTCCCGTAACTTTTCTGTAGCACCTGTTACTACTTCTTGTTGTTTAGTTAAATCTAATACATCATTTTCTAATTGTTCATTCACTGACAAATAATTATCCGACTCACTGAAAAGGGTAGTAATTTTTTGCTGATTATCATCTATTCTTCCCTTACTCTGTGATTCCAATTCTTTGATCCAATTAGTTTGCATCTCAACTTTATCATTCAATGACTCTTTCTTTAGATCTAATGTCCTAATCTCATCTCTTACTAATTTAATTTTATCCTTAATTAAATTATTCATAGATGAAAAGATTTTAATATCTAATAAATCTTCAATAACTTCTCTTCGATTCGTAGCCGTCAACTGCATAAATGGAACAAAATTAGTAGATCCTAAAATTACAATCTGTGTAAAAGATTTATAATTCATTTTAAGAACATTTTGCTCTAACCACTTCTGCTGATCATTAGCATTAGAAAATTGATCTAAACAATTACCATCCTTCCAAATCTCAAATGTATTTGGTTTTATTCCCCTAACTACTTTCCATTCAATATCACCAATAGAAAAGTCCACTTCTACCTTACAATCTTTTTCATTAGCACTATTAATTAACTGACCTTTATTAATCTTTCTAAATGGTTTACCAAATAAACTAAAAGTGAGAGCATCTAATACCGTACTCTTACCCGCACCATTAGTTCCTACAATTAATGTAGTAGCATGATTATTAAATTGTATGTTAGTGTAATGATTGCCAGTACTTAAAAAGTTTTTCCAGCGTATCTTTTCAAATGTAATCATGATCTTCAGGTGGAATTACAATGTCATTTCGAGTGATGATGGCATATTCGTAGCCATGTATACGACAAGTCTTCATCATCAAATCTTCATCAACTTCAACTACATTCATTTCTGGATATCCAACATCTTCTAACATCATAGCATATCTATCAGCATCGTCTTCTTCTTCAAAGATATATAAAATTTGTCCTCCCATCTTATCTTCTACAGCATAAGCACCTTCCTTTTCCTTTCCATTCATAGTTAATATAAACATTATACTAACTCACAGGCCTCTTGATAAGTATCTTGAAGCATCTTCTGAATTATTGATTTATCCAGATTAACCTCTGATTCCTCAACATACCGATTAAGGATGGATAAGGTATCTTCAGATTCAAATGCTTCAAAGTCTTCTGCATCATGAAGAATAAAATTCTCCACAACCTTCAATTCAGCCACATTAGCATTATACAACTTATCGATAAATTTTTCAAATTTTACTTGATTACTTTTTTTCCTCACCACTACCTTTACTATTTTATCTTCTAATTCTCTTGCATCAAACAACTGATAATCCTGATCATTATAATAGATTATCTTATGAAGTCTATATGGATTATTGACTGGTGTATGCTCTAGTGTCTCTGTATCAAATAAATGAAATCCCCTATTCTCATCATCTACATCATTCCAGAACATCTCATAAGGGTTACCAAGATAGTAAATATTATCTTGATTTGATCTACAATGATAATGTCCAGAGAATGTCTTTTTAAATTTCTTAAATATATCCCATTGCATTCCATGTTCCATCATATGGCCTGGAGTTGCTTTGAATCCATTCAACTCTAGATGTCCCATACACACAGGTGCTCTTGACTTCTTAATCAAAGCAACACTCTTTTCTTCATTCTCCTTATTAATCCAAGGTACAAGAAGAATATTACACCCACCTACTTCTATAGATGTTGTTTCTTCATAGATGGGAATATTATCATACTCTCTCAATAATAAATCTATCGCATTTATATCATTTGTATTTTTATAGTATATGTCATGATTACCTACAATCGTATGAACCGTGATGCCCATTTGTTTTAGACGATCAAAGTAATTATCCTTTGCCCATGTCAGTGCAGCAAAATCAATTCCTTTCCTACTATCAAAGGTATCACCCATATTAATAACCGTAGTAATGCCTTCTTTCTCCAGAGTAGGAAAGAAAACATTCTTATAAAACTTTAAGAAATAATCATGAAAAAGCTTAGAATTCTTCCGACACCCAAAGTGTTGGTCTGTGATGATTGCTATTTTCATTTTCTATTAATATCTCCAGAAAAAGTTATTCTTACATTATTAGACATATGTTTAGGAACGCTATGACGAACATATGCAGGGAAAAGAGCTAGTAAACCTTCTTGAGGATAAATGGGTGTTTTACTATCATCCAATAATAAAGGTGCATCTCCTTCTTCAGCAGTTAAAAAATAAACCATTGTTAAATCTTCTGGTAGATGACCATGAGAATTTGTATACTCTCCATATCTATAGATATTTGCCCAAAAATTTTTAAATTCAAAATCTCCAGAAGGGCCCCACTTTAACTGAGCTGGTAAATTTTTTAAAGACTTTATAATATAGTCTTTTAATTTTTGTATTTCTGGAGATGTTAAATTCCATTCAGTCATAACCGCTTTAACATTTGTTTCATGATTTTGTTTATCCTCATAATGCAATAGACAATCATAAACTTCTTTCTTCAATTGTTCATGACGAGGATAGGGAATTAATTCTATTCTTACATTATGCTGAACTGTAAGGGGTTCCATCTAGTTATTACGAAGTTTTGCATGTACAGCATCTTTGATTGAATTATACTCAGAAAAATTGTCTCCGTCAATCTTATTACTGTCATCAAAGACTTCATTATAGCCAGACTTCTCAATAATCTTGTTCTTAATTTCTAATTGGCGTTTCTCTCTTTGTATTCTGCGGAGAAATGCATAGTGTATAATCTGTGTAAAGTATGCAAATGGATTACGTGATTTCTCTGGATTAAAATTATGTATATACTGTACGCAATTTTCTATGCCATCAGAGATCATGTCCTCCTTGAACATATAATTAACAAAGTTTGGTTTGAATGATAAATGATTTGCAATCTTTAAGAAA